GGGCAGATTGTAAAAAACAAACCTCAGCAGTTTGCATGTGATCACATCCAGTTTGCACATGAAGTTAGTGAGGATATCTACGAGGCATACTTTCTAGAGAATACAAAGGAAGATGATGTATTTACATACTCTGGTGGTATTGCTTTGAATACTATTATCAATAGCAGAATCAAACTTAAGAGACCAGGACTGGTTGTTCCTCCTCATTGCAACGATGAGGGGTTGTCACTTGGTATTGTAGAAGTTCTCAGAAAACATTATAAAGAACCCAAACTCAGTAGAGATGGATTCCCATTCTGGCAGAGTGATGAAGCACCTGAGCGCAGACCTTCAAGTCTTACAATTAAAAAAACTGCCGAGATGTTGGCAGAAGGTAAGATTGTTGGTTGGTATCAAGGTCATGGCGAGGTAGGACCCAGAGCACTTGGTAACAGAAGTATTCTAATGGATCCTAGTGTCAAAGGTGGTAAAGATATTATCAATGAGAAGGTGAAGCATCGCGAGATGTTCCGTCCCTTTGGTGCATCAATTCTCTCGGATGAACTACCAAATTATTTTGATTGGGAATATGACTCACCTTACATGCTTTATGTAATGGATGTCAAGGACAAGTTTTCCTTCGGATCTATCACACACTTTGATGGCACATGCAGACCACAGTCTGTGGAACCAGAGCATGAAGACTACTATCAACTGATTAGCGAGTTTGAGGGTCTCACAGGCATCCCAATGGTCCTCAACACTTCTTTGAATAATGGTGGTGCTCCGATTGCGGGATCGCCTATAGAGGCGCTGCAACTAATGCATGAGACCGAACTGGATGCAGTAGTGGTTGGTGACGACATTTACACTAAATAGTTAAAAAGCGGAGAGACATGGCTGCTACATGGTATGAAAAGGAGTTAAAGAATAAAAACTTCCTTGCACCAATTGGTTTCAAATTGACCTTGGAAAAAGCACCCAAGGCAGCATTCCTCTGCCAGACCGCTAACATCCCAACAATCCAAGTTGGTGAAGTGGATATTCCAACCAGGGGACTTGTCCCATATCCCATTGATGGAAATATCAAGTATGGAGATTTTACAGTTGAGTTTCTAGTTGATGAAAATTTAGAAAATTATCTAGAGATTCACAATTGGATGCGTGCTTTGGGGACACCGAACGACTTGGATGAAAGAGCAAGATGGATTGAAGCGAAACGTCCCGCTAATGTCCAGAAGACTTATGCATATAAAAGTCTAGTCAGTGACATCACTTTGATCGCTTTGAACAATAATTTCCAAGGTGCATTTGAGTGTTTATTTAAGGATGCTTTTCCAACTTCTTTATCCACGCTTGCATTTGATGTCACTCAAACTGACACAAACTTTTTTACCGCAGAGGTAACTTTCAGATATACGCTTTACGAAATCCGTTCCGTTAACAGAGGCACACGCAGAGAGTCATGATGAAATTTGAGCATCAGTGGGGTGGTGAGGATACATGGTATACCAAATCTAAACGCTGGGCAAACAATCAAAAATATCCCTGGAACCAAATTTACTTAGGTATAATTGACTGGTTGCACAAACATTGGGTTAATGGTAAAATTGAAATGGAAATGGACTCTGTAGATCAGCAGTCCAAATCAATCGTACAGCAGTGGGAGGAGCAAACGAATGTCGCCAGAACTACCACAGTGGAGGAAAGACCTTCTAGCGTGCCCGACCTTCCAACTCTCATCATTAGAAATGAGGTTGTTGAGCGAGGGACCGAAGAGTCTAGCGCAGGCATGGCATCTCCAAGCACTACGATACAGATACCTGACCCATGGGATCACTCAGGGGACTGGAACGACGCGCTAATAGGATTTCATAATGAATCTAGAAGAACTTCAAAAAATGTGGGAGAAGGACAGTCAAATTGACACTGACCTTTATTGCGAAGAGTCGGTTAAAACTTCAAACCTCCACGCAAAATACCACTCTCTTCTCAACACCTTTGCTATGATGAAGATTGAAAGAGAGTCTGAACTGAATACATTATTGCGAGACAAGTGGATTTACTACAAAGGTAAAGCACCAACAAAAGTGTATGCCGAAATGCCATTTGATCTCAAACTTACAACTAGAGATGAGATTGAGACCTTTGTCAATGCTGACAAGGATATTCAAAAGTGCCGTTCTAAACTGTCCTACATAGAGGTGTGTCTGAATTATTTGGATTCAGTTATACGCATGATTAACGGTCGCGGTTATCAAATTAAGAACGCGATTGAGTGGGAAAAGTTTAAGGCGGGATTTTAATGTTATTTTATGGTGAACCTTATCGTACGGTAGTTTTTAATGAATCTGCAATGAAGCAGGTTTATAGATCAATATCTAAAACCGATCTCAAATGGCAGGACGCACAATTAAATAACTCAGATAATCCAATAAGAAAAAGCGAAATAGCATGGTTGAATGACAGAAGTCTTTTGACCATGCTTTTTTCTATGTGTCAACAGGTGAATAAAGATGCGGGATGGAATCTTGCAATCAATCATATTGAACCTGTGCAGTTTGGAATATATCCTGAAGGTGGACACTATAGTTGGCACGCAGATCAGCATGACAATAGGAGAGATAAGGTTCGTAAAATTAGTATGTCACTCTTCCTCAATGAGGACTATGAAGGAGGGGAGTTTGATTTGGACCTATATAAACCAGAGTATAACAACCGCAGTAAAGCATTTAAGTTGAAGGAAGGAACAGCATTATTTTTCCTTTCCGATACATGGCACAGAGTTCGTCCCGTACGATCTGGAGTCAGAAAATCCCTTGTAGCATGGTTTAGTGGACCACCTTATGTCTGATTTGATTATCCGTAAGAAGAATGAAGTCTATCTGAAAGTTCAGGCAGAACCTCATATCAACTATGAACTGGCAGATTATTTCACGTTTGATGTGCCTCAGGCAAAGTTCATGCAACGGAACGCCAGGTACAAAAAGTGGGATGGAAAGATTAGATTGTATTCTCCTGGAACTGGAGAGCTCTATGTTGGACTAGTTGACTACCTAACAGACTGGTGCATTGAGAGGGGGTATAGTTTTGAATATGAGCAGTGCAAATTCTTTGGTCACCCAAAAGAAGAGGATGAACTAATTACGCCAGAAGGTGTATACGGTTTTGTAAAATCCCTGGGGTTACCTTTCAAGGCAAGGGACTATCAACTCCTTGGAATCTATGAAGCACTGCGCCACAACCGCAGACTCTTACTGTCTCCGACTGCGAGCGGTAAGTCTTTGATGATTTACGCGATCATGAGGTTCCACCTCAATGCCAATAGAAACGTTCTCATCGTTGTACCCACCACTTCTCTGGTGGAGCAAATGTACAAAGACTTTGAGGAATATGGATGGATGGCGTCCGAATATTGCCACAAGATATACGCGGGGCATGAAAAATATACGGACCATAGCGTAGTAATTACCACTTGGCAATCTGTGTACAAGGAACCGCGTAAGTGGTTTGACAGGTTTGATGTCGTCATCGGTGACGAGGCGCACCTGTTCAAAGCTAAATCTCTTACTTCTCTGATGTCTAAGTTGCATGAGTGTAAGTATAGAATTGGATTTACAGGTACGCTTGATGGAACCGAGACTAATCAACTAGTTTTGGAAGGAGTGTTTGGTAGATGCACTCAGGTTACTAGAACTAAAGAGTTGATGAAGAGAGGTCAGGTTGCAGATCTGAAGGTCAAGGTACTTGTATTAAAGCACGAGTACCAGAGTTTTGCATCCTATCAGGATGAAATGGAGTACCTTGTTGGCAATGAATCTCGCAATAAATTTATCCGCAATCTCGTAAAGGATTTGACAGGTAACACTCTTGTGCTATTCAACTATGTAGAGAAGCACGGGGAACCTTTATACGACCTGCTAAATAGTAGTATCAACCGTCCTGTGCATTTTGTGCATGGAGGTGTTGACGTAGATGATAGAGAAGAGATTCGTTCTCTAACAGAACAATCTGATAACACCATCATCGTTGCCTCTTATGGCACCTTCTCTACAGGCATCAACATCAAAAAATTACATAACGTGGTGTTTGCTTCACCTTCTAAGTCCAGAGTGAGGAACCTTCAATCTATTGGTCGTGTTCTGAGGAAAGGGGCAAACAAAAATCAAGCAGTGTTGTATGACATTGCAGATGACATTTCTAGAAACAATTTCCGAAACTATACTTTGAATCACTTGTTTGAGAGAGTCAAAGTATACAATGAGGAAAAATTTGATTATGAGATCATAGACGTAAAACTAAGGTAACTTATGCTGAATTACGTTAGACACGATGAAGAGTTTCACTGTTCTATCAAACTGATGAATGGTGATGAAATCGTTGGGCGAGTAATTGTTTCTCAAGATGAGGAAACAAACAAGGACATTATCTATATTGAAGAACCACTTCTAGTACAGACTTTCACTAAAGAGATTGAAGGTGATAGAGCTGTAAAGGGTATGGGTTTTACCAAATGGCAAAACTTCTCTGATGAAGAGTTTTTCATTATTAGTGAGGATGCAGTTCTTACTATTGCATCTCTCTCAAAGGAGATGATCTTTGTATATGAATCTTATCTTGCAACTCAAAAAGCAGGAGGCAATCCTGGTGATGAAGACACTAAACAAAAAGTTGCTGATCAATTCAAGGTTGACATGGGCGAGGTAGAAGGATCCCTCGGCAAGATTGCAGAAGCTCGTAAAAGACTTGAAGATCTCTTCAAAGATAGCTAATAAGAGTCTTTCACAACTGACATTGTTATTCTACAGAGAAAACAGAGTTCTGTCAAGCTTGACAACTCTATAAAGATCTGTTATCATTTGAATACATGATAAAGGCACAATGTATACAAAACCGATGCCCGCCAGGAAGAAAGAACATTATCTAAACAATAAAGAATTCCTTGCTGAACTGGAAAAGTACAGGGCAAGAGTAAAGCGTGCTGAAATAAATGGTCAACCAAAACCCAGAGTCAACAATTATATTGGCAGTTGTTTCTTAAAAATTGCAACACACCTGTCATATCGTCCTAACTTCATCAACTATATGTACAAGGACGATATGATTTGTGATGGAGTTGAAAACTGCATTCAGTATATTGACAATTTTGATCCTGCTAAATCTAGCAATCCTTTTGCATATTTTACACAGATTGTTTATTTTGCCTTTCTGAGAAGAATCGCAAAGGAGAAACGTCAGATGGAAATCCGCGATAAGATTATTGAAAAGTCTGGTGCTAGTGAGGTGTTTGC